CCCGTCTCTTTGTTGTAGACTCCACTCGCGCGAAACTTGTCGCCCGTTAAATACATATCCAGTCCCATATCAATAGTCCTCCATCTGTGGCTCCGGCTCGAACCAGACCTTCTCGCCTGTCTCGCCGTTGTAGCCGTTGTCGTATTCAGCGATTTCTTCAGCGGTCATCTGTTCAGACTCCACAGTCTGACACCCATGATCGCCATACCAATGCCAATGCGGATTGTATGGCCGACCATAATACCTGTCCGCCGATCCACGGTCTCTGGGGGAGCCGTGCTTCGCATCGCCACGCACCCAAGGCGGGGCCACCCTCACACGCTCACCCATAGACTTCACTCCCAAACAGGCCGCACTGAATTATCGAGTCCGCAATGGCGGCGTCGATGTCACAGGTCTCCGGAAACATGACCGACATCTTGATGTCCGGCGACAGACCGTTGATGCCGAGTGCCACGATGTCGAGGCTCTTGCCTTTGGTGACCTCTCCGTCGTCGCCCTCCCAGTCGTCAGCGTTGTGGTGGACGGTGACCTCAAAATTCTTGAGCAAATCGCTGCCGCTCTTGATCGAAAACTTGTCGTCGTAGTTGACGCGATCAATCCAGTAGTTGCTGCCACCCTCCAAGGCCGTTACCCACACAGCCTCGGCAATCTCGGCCCACTGATCCCAGCATGGATTCGCTTGGATCAGAATTCTTGGCGCACCCGTAACAGGTGAATATTCGATTTGATGGCTCATCACGCAGCCTCCCTTACCTTGCAGTTACCAACCTGTGTGAAGAACCACTCAACCTCTTGAGCATTGCGCTTGCCGGTGAAGCACTTCTCGTCATGGTGGACAGACCACAGCGGCCCATCGACCAGAAACCACGAACAATACTTGATCGCACCACGCGGCCCGAGAGCGACCATCATGTGACACTCCCCGAAATCAATCTTGACGTGTGCTACACGAATGTACTTGTATCGCGTAACTTTCACCGTGCCGCCCAGTGCCTCGGTGCGGTCTTCCATGTCGTGAATAATCTCGTTCTGCTTTTTCATGGTATGCCTCCGTTACCTGATTCAGACGTACTGTCTGTCTTTTACTTCGCGCATCAAAGCGCAGGGAATTTGCTGAACAGGGCAATCGCGAATGGCCTCGTAGGCCGCGACCTGTTCAGCGCGGGTGTTGATCTCGCGGATCACATAACAATAGCGTTCCGCAAAATATCCTCGGCAATCGAGATACTCGCTGGCACATGCATGCCAGTCGGCCATCATCCATGAGACCGCATGTTCGCGAGTCTCGAAACTTGGATCGTTCTGATAGACACTGCCGGTCTTCCGGCACTTGATGAAAATTTCAAACATAGCTTCTCTCCGTTACTTAATGCCGTGAGCCGCATCGTAAGCGGCCACATCGTCGTCGTAGTCCATCGCGAGGAACTCTTCGTTCTCGTACAACTTGAGCCGCTCGGCTTCCTCGATTACGTTGCGGTCGGCAGCAGCGCGTTTGATGGCGTCCTCGACCATCTCAACACCCTCGGCCCAGTCGAATCCACCAAACGGACTGCCGGTCTGGGACACTCTGGCGACAACCTCGCCGCGATCATCTCTGACGATGTAAAGATATTGGTCGGTCGTGACGGTGTACTGAAAGCCACCGTGCTCGGGGTAGGTGACGACAGTGCCGTCTTTGATGAATGGGGTATTCGAGTTTTCAAATCTGAACATAGCTTTTCTCCGTGAAACTTGAACCTCGGGCCGTGGCCCGATAGAATCCCATGCAACATTGCATGACTTGTGACAGGCGTACGTCGCCCGTCGAAACGTCTGCTATAAACAATGACAAATCGCGCGGTTCCTGACCCCTCGAAAGGAAATCAGTACGAGGTAAACAGTACCAATAATCAGAAAGTCTCACAAAATCCCATGCCATGCAAGATAAAATCTTACTTTGGTTCACACATATTACTTTTTCTACGGGTAAAAGTTTTTTGAAAAAATTTTTGGGAAATGGTGTTACGAGTGTTACGAGTGTTACGAGTGTTGATTTCATTGAGTTATTTTCCAAGCACTTCCAAGCACTCCAAGCACTGCGAGTCCGTCGCGCGCGACTTTTTGCTTTTGAAAACACGAAACCCGTAGAAAACCTTATAGGAGACTGACCTTGGCAAAGAAGATTGCTGGCCTCACCAACAGGCAAAGGGAATTCGCTCGATACTATGTCGAGGGAAGATACAGCAATGCAGAGTGCGCGAGACTTGCCGGATATACTCCCGACTCGGCGAGGAACCATGCGTATAAACTGCTCGACGGCAAATCCTACCCGCTTGTCACTGACCTTATCAAAGAACTGCGAGAGGAGCGGGAGCGAAAATACGGCGTGACCCTGATCGGCCAGTTGAAACGTCTTGACGAACTGTCGAGAGGCGCGGAAGAGTCCGGTCAATTCTCTGCCGCAATCAACGCCGAGAAGATTCGATCGGCGCTCGGTGGCTTGACCATCGATCGGCGTGAGCAACAGCACATCCACCAGCTTGACCAACTGTCCCGCGAAGAGATTGTCGCTCGACTCGATGATCTGCGTAGACGACACCCGCAAGCATTCGACAATATGAAGAGGGTTGAAGATGCCTCGGACAGAGCGCCAGTTATGGAACTCATTGAAGCAGAGGTTGCCGAAAAAGACACACTGCCAGCGGATTGAGAACCGTGCTGGTGAGGGTATGCCGGACGTGTATCTGTGTATGGACGGAGTGCCGGTCTGGATGGAGCTAAAAATCACAAAAAACGACAGGGTTTCTGTCTCTAAATCCCAGATTGCTTGGCATCTGGCGCATTCTCGTTGCGGTGGCGTGAGTTTTTTCTTGGTAAACGACCCCTCTGAGGGCGCTTTATTTTTATTTGACGGCAGTTTAGCAGCCCAGTTGCAAGATACAAAGGTCTCGGTCCTGCGTCCTGCGGCTCGGTGGTATGGTGATATGGCTGCTGCGCCCTGCGCCCTGCGGCTTGCGGCCCATGAATCGTGGTCCTGCGCCCTGCGTCCTGCGCCCGACGGGTATGGGCCGGACACGAACGAAGAAAGGGACAGGCTATAGCCTGTCCCTCTTGTGTCAGTGTTGGACGATAGCAATGGATTTTGCCTTTTTGGATGCGCCGGCGCATAGCTTACACGTGTTGCACGTGGCCCGGCGTCCGGCTTCTTTGCTGGCTGGGCACAGAATCTCGAATCCGGTTAGCAGCTGGTCGGTGTTTTGGATCACGCGAAAGGTCCGCTTGCCATCCTGCCATGCTGCAATGGCCTCGGCTTCGGTGTCTGCGCTAATCATGAATAGATCGGGATCGGTCGGGACTAGACCGTCCTGGTGAGTGTAAGCCGTATGACCTACCGCCTTAGATAGCAGGCTATCCCAAATATATTTTGGAACTGCGGCGCCATCGCCATATGTTCCGATTCGCACCATACGTCCGGCGCCAATCTCGGCAATGGCATCATGGCCTGTGACTACAGGATAGCCGCCTTTTTGTAGGTGCTTCCATGTAATCAAAACACCTTGAAAAAGTTTGACGTAGCATTTGCGACCTTTGGCATGTTTGCCCGGCGCGTCTGCGGCCACCGGTTCGCCCCGGAACTGACAGTTCCCGCAGATGCTATAATCATGGCCTAGCTTGTTATTCAGCATCGGGTCGAGTCCGTTGTCACATAGGATATAGGTTTGGACCATGTCCCCGGTTTTTGTGTTCCGGCTTTTGGCTATCGCTATAACCACGATAGGCTGGCCGTCAATCTGTGAAGGCCCTCGATATATGATTCCTGATTTTGTTTTCATGTCGTATGCTCCGGTTAATATTCACATAAGATAATATCACAAAATCCCATCTAATCAAATACATTTATCCTGCGCCCTGCGCCCTGCGGCTTGCGCCATGTGTATGTGGCGCGCCACAAAAAGAAACAGCCAGCTTGTGCTGGCTGTTTCCCCGGAGAAACTCGATCATCCGTAATGTTTTTTCCACTCATCCGTGCATTGGACTAGGGTTCCGTGCTGTTGCACCTCGGCAGCGTATACGTCCCCGAACTCTCCGTCAGGGCACATGCTCGACGTGACGAAACAAAACCACCTAGCGTATGGGTTTTTCTTTCCGTTCTTAGGTCCGTGTGAACAGCTAAGAACCTTCCACGTGAAGCTTCCTGCGGAATAGATCGCGTAAGGATCCGCCTTGTCGGCGGTTTTCTTGAATGGATTAGACATGATATGGTCCCTTTCTTTAGAGGAAACCCCCGGCAGGTATCCAGCCTGCCGGGGCACGGAGATTAGTCAGTGATTGGAGCCAGACTTTCTAGCTCACCTTCAACGTGGTCTAGCTCACCAATCCGTTCTTCTAGATTGTTCAGCTTGTCATCGTCACAGAAGCTATCTTCCATCATCTCGCAAGTAACTTCCTCAAGCATGTTCCGGGCTTGGCTAATCAACCCGTTCGCTTTCTGGATTTCTTCTGCATAGTTCATTTGGTATCTCCGTTTTAATCGAGCGTTATTGCTCACTAAGATAGTATCACAAAATCCCATGTCGTCAAAGAAAAAATAGGCCATGCGTCCTGCGACCTGCGGCTTGCGCCATATATATGTAGCCCTGCGACCTGCGGCTTGGGGGCCGAGCGCGCCCGCGCAGCGCGAAAGAACGGGGGCCGAAGCCCCCGCGCAGTGGTTAAGCATGTTCGAGCTTCTCGCGTCGTTCGCGTTGAGTGCGAAGCCAGTTGCGATCACTCACGACTCCGGTGTGTAGTTGCTTGAACCATTTCGAGATCGACATGCTAGTGGCATTCGTCCAAAGCCCGATGAATCGTTCCATTGTCTCACGGTCAGTGAGCAAACAGACATGAGGCTTTTCATGGTTGAACACTGCTGGTCCTTGCAGCGCGGCACGGATCTTAGCCCTGTCCAGCCAATCATCGATGTTGTCTTCGGTGATCTCGTTGATCCCAAGGCCCATCGTTCCGAAGATAACCGCTTCGATCACTGTCTGGGACATGTCTTCAACGTCACACTTTTGATAGTCATAGTGTAATGGCATCATTGTCTCCGT